TGCTGGTCAGTAGGGGCGAGAATCACCACACCACCACGGAATTTCATATTTTCACCTTAACTTTTCCTTTGTATATGCCTTCATCCACTTCACCGCCCACAGGTGGGCGCCGCCCCGCAACCTACCCTCTCTGACCTTCCGCTCAATTGAGCCCGGATTCGGGCACCTTCCCACTGACCTTTAATTAGGCACCCTGGAACGCAAGGGTGTTACCGTCTTATGCCTAAGACACCATTAGTCAGATTTCTACCGCTCCACAGAAGGAGAGGGGGAAGGCAGTCGGGCCGCAACAAAGGCCGTCAGATTAGATAGGTCGCCAAGCGACACACAACTGCCGCGGGCCAGATTCAAAGTCCTCGCATTTAATTTGTAATGCGGTGTGGTGCACCGCGGACCGAGTCTGACACCCGACACCCAGGCTGTCGTAACAAGCCTGAAGACGAGGGATCACCTCAACATATACTCCCAGAAAAGCAAGGCTTCAGGGGCGCGCAGGCGCACTGCAAGTTATCCAGTTACTTCTGGATATCCACCGTTCCGGTACACACAGCTACCACTAGTTTCCTAATGTCTGCTTCCCGGGGTGAACGGATTCCTCCTTAACAGGTCCTACTAGCTCCCATGTCCTTCACGTGATGACGCGGCGAAAGATTCCCGTACGTCATCCCAACACCGAGGTACGCTATCACTGTATGAAACGTGCTAGTGCATCCTCCTCACAAAGCCACCGGTAACGGTTCCGCGAGAAAATTAATCCACCGTCCTGGTAGAAATCCTCAGCATCGTAGCTGGGGCGCATTAGAAGCGGCCCATAAGGGCATTCCTCCAAGACAGGCTCCGGTTCCTCTTCCACCCTGGCCCACACTCGTTTGACCCGTTCTTTCTTTTGTAAACAAATTCGGTAGAACGGTTTTGATGGCAGCCGTGATCTGATTCGAACACCCATAAGCTTTTTTACAATTTTCATGGTATTGGCCTGACGCCATCGGTACCATGAACGTTCAAAACTGCCCGCCGAAACGGCAGTCCAGAACTCCTTTAACTGCTTAGTGGGATCGAACCCAGAAGACCACGCCCTGTCCGTCACTTCCTCCCAAAACTCACGCTCTAGCTCGACAGCCCTTCGAGCCTTTCTTTTGTCCAGCGGGAGAGGTTGAAGTGACCACCCTGGCGGTAACTCAACCTGACCAGTAAGACGATCAGGAGACTGTGGCAAAGGAACCCCCTCGGCCTCGATTCCAATCGAGACGTACCGAGAGGGTACTGAATTTAAGTACCACAACTCCCTCGTCCAAAGACCGGCAGATTTGAGCATATTGTCAGTTACCGTCATACCCAACCCACGCGTAACGCTCCTTCCACTTTTCCTTATCAGTCCCCCTTTCGCTCGCAAAAACCATGACCCCAACCGATCTCTAATCTCCCCTCTAAAACCCTTCAAAAAAGACCTCATCGACCCGGCCAACGACCCTGGGTACGGACACTTCGCCGGTAAGAGCGAAGTGCTACGTATGACGGGGATCAGTCGAACCGAGGACTTAGTTACGTTAAAGAAGGTAGAGTTGAGAGAAAAGACGGAGGAGGAAACCATGGTTTTCCCCGGCGAGAGCACCAACCCGGTCTTTCCAACAAATGAGGCCCACTCCTCGTATTTCTCCCTCGTCGACCGGAAGACTATGTCGTCGCCGTTGATCTTCACAGGCACCTCCTTGCCAAAGACCCAACGGAACGCACAGTAATTCTGAAGACAGAGAAGAGGAAAACAAAGGAGCGACCCCATAAGTTGGCGTGTAGCTTCGCAGACCTCGTCCTCGTACCGTATACGGACCCGCAGAAACTTCAAGGCATCAGCCTGAAGCTCTATGGGAATGTGTCGGGCACGACGGAACGCGGCGCGAAGAATCCACTCAGCTGAAGACACGGGAAGGTGGTCTGTTGCGGATTCGTAATCACCGCTAACAAACACCTCACCGGGGACGCGAGAGAAAGAACGAAAGACAGAGGGCTTGGCTTCCCCCCTCAAAAGCCAGGAGGATTTGGAGATCTGGTCGTAGAGCAGCTTATGCAAGGGCTTCAACCTTTGAGCGCTAGCAGACATGACGGTAACGGCACGAACCTTACCATCACACTGCGCGTTCAAATACTTTACCTCCCTATCCTTATCGTTCATACGAGTCTCGCCCATACAGGCCAACCCGTATTCGTAACGATCAGGAAAGGTAGCGCGGTATCCGCCCTTCTTCCGCGAGCTCTCGACACAAGACCTAGTAGTCGGAACGGCACGCTCTACAGCGTCGATATAACCGGAATCCCAACCTACGGGAAAGTTCTCCTCCACGGTACGTATCAAATGAGCTACGTAACCAGGTGGGAGTTCAATCTCGCGGGCTGTGACCCTCCGCTTATGATCTGACTGTAGGGGTGCGGTTGACGGCAACGTCTTACGCCAAAGAAACAGAGATCCAGCAATCGTCATTCGGTCCCTAAGGGCCAAGCGACGATAACCTTCACCCGACCATTCGTGGTTGCCAGGGTTTTCAAGGAGTCCCACGGAAAACTCCTTACCTTTCTTTACGTCCCCCGGACCGTCAGAACGGAGCAACTCAGGAATCGGCAGAGGCACATCGAAGTGTCGGCCAAAGACCTGAGCCATCTCGTTCAAGATGACGTATGGGGACTTGTCAGAGGGTGACTCCGCCTTGGAGTCAGCAAAAACACGCAACGCAGAGCGATTAACGCCGTGTTTACCTTTTGACATCTTACAGCGCGAAACAAAGCTGTGAGACGGGCCACTGGTTTTT